TTCCCAACAACAACTTCCAAATGTTTCAGCTTTTAATTGAAAAGCAAATGCAGGACGTTGGTTCTCTTACAAACGAGCTGTACATTCCAGATCGCTGGATTAACTCTGTGCAGGCTTCTTTATCGCATCGTTTGTCTATGCAAATCCCTGGCGTTGATGGCAACAAGATTGCTTACTTAGAAGGCCAGGCAGACAAGCTATTTATGCAGGCCAATAACGAGGAAAGAGACCGTAGCCCGATTTACTTTCAACCTAACATTTCATACTACACAAGATGACCAGCGCATATCAGATGACGTATGATAACCTCATACAAGATGTAATAAATTACATGGAACGTAATGATGATCAATTCGTTGCTCAAATTCCTAGTTTGATTGGTTTGGCTGAGTCTGCGATTGCTGCTGAGTTAAAGACCTACTTGCAAATGACTGTTGTTGAAACAACAATATTGCAAAACCAAGTAATTCTTTCTAAGCCAGCCCGTTGGAGAAAAACAGTCTCCATGAAAACCAACGGCAAACCAATGTTGTTGCGTTCACAAGATTACATTGCACAGTATCAATCTGAGTCTATCCCAAGTGTGCCGTTATACTACGCTGATTATGATTACAATAACTGGGCGTTTGCTCCAGCACCAGACAAAAATTATCCTGTAGAGATTATTTACTACAGTGAAATTCAACCACTAGACGAATCCAATCAACAAAATCTATTTACTAGAGAAGCACCGCAGGCCATGTTGTTTGGTACATTATTACAAGCTCAAGGCTATTTAAAGGCGCTTGACAAATTACCGGTGTGGAAGAGCTATTATACAGACTGTTTAGCCGCACTCAAAAAAGAAGACAACTCACGTCGTGTAGATCGCAACGTAAGTGTACAGGAGCCTTAATATATGACCACTTTTACATCCCCTTTTACTGGCGACGTTATCCAACCGACGGACGTATCCTATTATGCTCTCTCATTTAGTACCAACACTCAGCTCTACTGGCCTGCTGTCGTTAATCCTACACAAGTACCTTCTGCCCGCATTATGGATTGCGTTGCTTCCACTAGCGGTTTGTCTATTCTTTTACCTAACGCTACTCAAGGCTCGGTTGGAGAAGACATCCTTTTCCGTAATTTGGGAATCAATACTTTTGTGGTTAAAGACGCAGCTGGTGGTCAATCCATTAGTATTGCAGCTGGTAAAGCTCGTTATGTATACCTTACTAATAATACAACTGTTGGTGGTGTTTGGAATAGTATAGAGTTCGGAGCAAGCACTTCTTACGCTGACGCTGCAGCTCTTCAAGGCGCTGGTTTAACTACTGTATCCGGTAAGTTAGCAACCACACAAAACATTGTAAATGTGACCATTAGCCCAACAATTACTGATGCTAGTCGTGCATCTACTTTTGTTTGGAATAGCGGTGCTGGTACATTTACATTACCCGTTATATCCACACTATCTACTGGCTGGTACATTGGCTTTAGAAATAGTGGTACTGGTGCATTAGCTATTACAGCACCATCACCTAACTTAATTAATGGCTTAAGCAGCATTACAGCAAATCCTGGTGACTCTGGCTATATTGTTTACGATGTAAGCACTGGCAACTTTATTACTGTTGGGCTTGCAGCACCAGCAAACATTACCTTTACATCAGCAACCTACGACGTAGACGCTATTCCAGGGTCTACATTTAGCTTGGTTACTTTTGCACCAATTATTCAAACTTATATTGCGCAGACTGGCAGTCGTTCTACAACACTAACCATCACTCTGCCAGCTACTACTCAGCTTTATATTTTTAATAATAGTACTGGACATAGTAATTACAATATTCAGTTTCAAATTCAAGGAAGTTCACAACCTCCTTTAGTTGTTGGTACTGGTAATATTGCCACAGTTTTAAGTGACAGTCAAAACTTGTATTTATTGACATCAACATCAGCCAATATTTTCTATGCGGTTAATGGCATTGCTACAGCTCCATCGTATTCATTCTTAACAGATGCAACCACTGGTATGTACTTACCTGGTGCTAACATCCTTGGTTTTGCGGCTAATGGTGTTCAAATAGGTTATTTTGACAACACCAATACTTTGTTGCCAAAATTTAAAGTTAATGCAACACTAACTGCAAACTTGATTAGTGGTGGAACGTTCTAATGGCAGCTGATAATCAGCAGCAGGACATGTCGCAGTACACAAGAATTTACAGCCTGTCAATACCGGCTGGGATTAAACGCGACGGTACAATCTTCCAAGCTGATCAATATACCGATGGTGTATGGTGTCGTTTTCAACGTGGTGATCCCAAGAAAATGGGTGGCTTTGCTGCATTGTTTACTAGCTTTAATGGTATTTATCGTGGCATGATTAACATTCCATACAATGGTGTTAATTATGTTTTTGCTGGTACATCAAAAAGTTTAGATGTGTTTACCACGGGGACTACTTATGGTTCTGGTAGTGGTCCGTATATTGCCAATATGTTGCCTGGTATTGTTCAGGCTACGGTAACTGCAAATACAACAACACAGATTACTATTGCTGGTGATGGGTCTACAGTTTTTGCTGCTGGTAAGCAAATTATTTTTACCAATTCAAGCGCAGCCACAACCTACACTGTTAGTTCAGCAACTTATACTGGCGGTAGCACAAACCACACAGTTATTATATTTACTCCAGCGGCTCCTGCAGGAACCATTACACAGGCATGGCTTAAAGGCACATCTTTTACAGCAGATACTCGTAATGATTGGCAGTTTGATGCTCAGTTTAGTCCTGCTGGTGGTGCATTAAACCTATTAGCACACCCAGGTTTAAACTTACAAAATATTGACAGTGGTGTTGCCACACAAGTATTAGTTGGTAATGTTGCACCAGATGCCAACGATCAGTATTTTTTCACTGGATTGTCTGATAGTGCTGGTCAAAATCCAACGTACAAAACTATTTCTGTAGATGGTGGTGTCTGCGTTCTGTATCCATTTATATTTGTGTATGGATCACATGGCTTTATTGCTAATAATAATGTCAGCAGTATTTACGCAGAGCAGACATTGTATGATTGGAATGGCCCGTTAGCAAACCAAACAAACGTATCTTCCTCTAAGATTGTCAAAGGTATGACAATGCGTGGCGGTACCAACTCTCCATCTGGATTATTTTGGTCGACCGATAGTTTAATTCGTGTGTCATTTAATTCACAGGCCACAGCAATATATTGGTCTTATGATATTGTTTCTAGCCAAATCTCCATCATGTCATCAAACGCAGTAGTTGAAATGGATGGTATTTTCTTTTGGATGGGTGTCGATAGGTTCTATCAATATAATGGTACAGTGGCAGTATTACCAAACGATAAGAATGTAAACTGGTTATTTAATAACGTTAACTATACGCAACGTCAAAAAGTTTGGGCTACCAAAGTTCCAAGGTACAACGAGATTTGGTTCTTTTATCCTAGAGGCACGGCAACTGAGTGTACCGACGCCATTATCTACAATGTAAAAGATAAGCTGTGGTACGACGCGGGTCAAGCGATTGGTGCTCGTCGTTCTTGTGGTTATACTACTGAGCTGTTCCCAACGCCTATTTGGGCTGGTTGGGAGTACGACACGACACTAAGTAATCCAGTTACTGTTATTGCAACACCTTCTGGAGCGCCAGCACCAACATCAAGCCAGTTTTATGTAGCTAATAATGTATCTGCAATTTTAAGCCCAGGTAGCTCTTTAGTATTTTCAACAGACTTAACAGATCCTAGAAAAGTTTATACAGTAACTTCCAGTATCTTTACTTTTTCTTATAACGCTACATTAGTAACGCTGTCTTCGCCAATTACGGTAGCTATTCCAGCTGGCACATTAGTGTTTCCCATTTCTGGCGGATATACTATTTGGCAACATGAGCATGGTTTAAACCAAGTAACGCCACAAAATGAATTAGCTGTATACTCCAGTATTACCACCAGCGATATTAGTTGGTTAACAGGTAACCCGAGTGAAGATAGTAGACTTGGAATTAACCGCCGTATGCACCTACGCCGCGTTGAGCCTAACTTCTTACAATCTGGCGTAATGTCTTTAACTATTTTGGGTCGTAAGTTTGCTGGTGGTCAAAACGAACAAAATGATGGCCCGTTTTACTTTACCCAAGAAACTGGTAAAATTGACCTGCGTGTAGAGCACCGATTAATCCGTTTGAAGTTTGAGTCTAATGATATTGATGGTAACTTTGAAATGGGTCGTAATCTGATTACTGCTGAGTACGGCGATGAGCGCCCTTAAGACTGAGGCGTTTTTTCCGTTCTCACCAGATTATATGAGCTGGGAAGACTGGAACGGTAACTTTATCATTTACTATGGACAAGAGCCAATTGGCACAAGCACAGAGGACGATTGGAAAACCATCGCCTCACAGATAGCACAGCTGCAAACTTTTTCAGCGTACCCCGTATCTGACCCAGAAAACTATGAAAATTGGCAGGATTGGGCTAAAGATTTAGCATTATCAATCAATGGTCCAAGCCGTTAATTTAGGGCACAAAACCCTATTTCTGCGTATTAGTGTAAATAGAACATGACACCATCTCAAATTATTACTCAAGAAGTACAAAAAGTCGGCTATGATGCCGATGTTATGCTTCGTAAAATTAATAAATTACATTTAGGTCGGAATTTCTAAATGCCAACACAATGGAATGATAGAAAACAACGCATGATAGTTAGCCCTGATGCACCAAGGGCTGATGCTGGAGGCTGGTCGCAATCTGTAATTGATTTTGCAAATCTTACTGGATTAAGCACGGCACAAGCAGCTCAAGCGATGGGAGACCAGTTTGAAGCTCCAATTGTTACTACACCAAATTCACCTATTAGCAGTCAACAAGCTAATTTTAATTACATTGATTATTTAAAAAATAATCCTAGTGCTGGTTCAGACGCACAGGATGCATGGTCGCATTATCAAGCAACTAAAAACCCAGCAAAATTTAATTTAGATTCGTTAAATTCACAACCTAAAGATTTAAAAACAAATGGTGATGGTGTTCAGTATTCAGATACGCCAGGTCATGTTGGATATGTTTATCAATACCAAGATTCTAACGGCAATACTGTAAATCAATGGATGCCTTCTGCGTTTGATTTTAAAGGGGCTAAATTTGACCCTTCTTCTAGCACATACACAATGCCATCTGGAGAAAAGATAGGCTATAATTTTTCTAATAATTCAATAGATACTTATGACCCTGTTTACAAGGGTGCAATAGCTGATGCAAATACTATTGCACCTGGTGGTGGCGGTCAAACTTATTCCGCAACTAGCGGAAGAAAAACAGTAAATTTTCAAGGGTTTAACCTAGGTACTGAACCTGTAGACCAAAGAGAATATTTGGTTGATCCTAAAACGCATCAATATTTAACAGATGTTAACGGAAATCCAATACAAGCTCGTAAAGATTCAAGTGGTGGTGGTTTTGATGATTGGATGTTAGAAAATGGTTGGATAATTCCACTTGCTATGATAGGTGCTGGTGCTGGTGCTGCATTAGGCGCTGGTGCTGCTGGCGCTGAAGCTGGTGCTGGAATTGGCGCTGCTGAAGCTGGTGCTGGCGCTGCTGGAATTGGCGCTGCTGAAGCTGGTGCTGGCGCTGCTGGAACTAACGCACTAGATGCTTATATGGCTTCCGCTGGTTTAGATGCCGGTACTTTTGGAGCTGAGGCCGCTGGTGCTGGTGCTGGTGCTGGTGGAACTCAAGCTATTGCCGACGCAAATAGTTTTACAGGAAGTTCTGCATTAGATAGCGTATTAACTAATGCCGGTAAGGGCGCAGTAACTGGTGGCGCTTTAAGTGGTACGAAAGCCGCAGTAAGTGGACAAGATGTATTGCAAGCAGCATTACAAGGCGCAATACAAGGCGCTTTAACTGCTGGTGCTATCGGTGGTTTGACCTCCGCTGGTATACCAACACCTATTGCAACAGGTATAGTAGCTGCTAGTAAATCTATTGCTGCTGGTGCGGATCCAGTTAAGGCTTTAGAAAATGCAGTATTGGGTGGTGGACTAGCCGCAATTGGTGGTGAAGTAAATACAGCACTAACAACTGCAGGTATACCATCTACAATAGCTAACACTTTAATTGGTGCTGGAACAGGAGCTATTGGCTCTGCCATTAAGGGTGGTAATATTGCTGCTGGAGCAGAAAGTGGTGCAGTTGGTGCTGGTTTAGGTAGTTTAACTTCACCTTTAAGTAATTTAACAGCTCCAGTAACAGATAACTCATCACCTATTGATTTAAGTGCAGCGCCGTCAATTGACTTAGGCGCAATACCGTCACAAACACAATCTGTTACAAACGATATTAATGCCTTAGCCGCTGATCCAGCAATTAATAATGCGGTTAGTTTAGAAAATAATCCAAATACAAACGTTACTGTAGAATTACAAGATCCAAATATAGATCCAAATACACCAACGACCACTTTTCCAAAAGGTAATGATGTTTATGATTCACCATCAAGTCCTACAGGGTACCAAGATGCAAATGGTAACCCAGTAAATGAGGATGGTAGCGCATATACTGGTTCGGCTGATAATACAGATTTATCTTCATCTGATATAGTTGCTAGTTTATCTAGTACACAAACACCATCTTCAGTAGATAACACTTCAGTAACACCGGCTCCAGTAGATAACACTTCAGTAACACCAGCTCCAGTAGATAACACTTCAGTAACATTAGCTCCAGTAGATAACACTTCAGTAACACCTGCTCCAGTAGATAACACTTCAGTAATACCTGCTCCAGTAGATAACACTTCAGTAATACCTGCTCCAGTAGATAACACTTTAGTAACACCTGCTCCAGTAGATAACACTTCAGTAACATTAGCTCCAATAGATAACACTTCAGTAACACCTGCTCCAGTAGATAACACTTCAGTAACACCTGCTCCAGTAGATAACACTTCAGTAATACCTGCTCCAGTAGATAACACTTTAGTAGATAACATAGCGCCAGTTACACCTATTGCCCCAGTAGATAACACTTCAGTAATACCGACTGTGCCTATTCCAATTGGTTCAATAGCAAATCCTGACGGAAGCGTTACAACATATTATGATGACGGCACATCAAAAGTGACCGTGGTGCCA